TAGTGTTGTTTACATCACTAGTTGTATTTGTCCAACTAGTACCCGGCTTTATATTACCAATATCCCCTACGGTGTTATGTGTCACCGTGATATTATAGTTAGTATTATTATTGATTGTTAGTGTTGCTTGCCATGACATACTGTATTCTCCTGTGTTCTATTTAATAGAGAAAGAGGGTTGTATTAAATTATAGCGTGTCCTCAGGAACTTCAATATATTTAGAATCGCCATATGTAATCTCAACGTCTGAAATTTGCCAAAATTTGTACCATGGCTTTTTTATAGGCTCATAGTATACTGGACGAATACGCCAGCATAACTTTCCGTTACGCCAAACTAATACTTGCTGTTGGCTATGCCACTTTTTCACCCTGTCAACTCCACCAATGTTGCTGCCAAACTGATTTCAGGGATACCAACTAACGGCAAGTTTGCTAGACCATTGCGAATCACAATGATTGCCGCATCCTTACGCTCTTGATCTTTACCCCATAGGTCTAGATTATCATACATCCAGCGATATGTATCTTCAATACGTGTTGGATACATAGAAATATATTGCATCAATTGCTGACGACCTTCAAGAATCTTACCATTCTTGAATAATTCAGTTGCCTGCAATAGAATGCTATCTTCACTAGCACCACCTACTTGTACAGGAGTTAACTTAGCATTAACACTGTTATTCTGCAACTGATTCAGACATTTACGCAAGTCTGGATATGTACCACGAACAAATGTATCTAGTACGTCTAGGTCAAATTCAATACCTTCACTTACTAGAACAGTTGCCGCACGTGCTGTAAATTCAGTCATATCGGGCTTTGCGATATGAAATTCATGACAGCGTGACTTTAGTGCAGGAATGATCTTGTGTTGATAGTTACAAGTAAGGATATAGCGTACAGTCATGTGATACGCCTCCATATCATTTCTCAAAGCGGCTTGCGATGGCTGTGTAAGATAATCAGCCTCGTCTAACAGCACTACTTTGAACTTGCCAAAAGGCATAGTCTGCACAAACCCGTTAATCTTTTCACGTAAGGTGTCGATGCCATTCTCACGTGAAGCATTAATCTCTAATACGTCATATTCTTCAATGCCAAGTTCATGGATAAGAACTTTAGCAAGAGTAGTTTTACCTGTGCCTGGATCACCACTCAATAATAGATGAGGGAAACTGCCATCACGAATCCAACTCTCTACTTGATTCTTCTGTTTCTCGTCAACGAACACATAATCACTGACGGTGCTGGGGCGATACTTTTCAACCCAAAGTTGATTTTTCATAGTTAGTCTTTATTACGAAAGTTGTTGAGGTTAATGTCATTACCGAAATCTAATGGGAAGTCCATATCTTTTACGGTTTTATAAATCTTTGAAACTGCATATGCTGCCACGGCGCTCATGCCGAAGATTGCTACGTAGGGCAATGCAGTTCCGATCTTGTGTTTTAAACTATCTTTCAATGTGTTAATCCTTCTTCTCGCCGAATAGATTTAGTAACGATAAAAAGATATTAATAAAATTTAGGTACAATGTCAATGCCCCTTGGACTTCCTGAAGATAATTATCGCCCGAAACACTCAATTCGTCACGAATTCGTTGTGTGTCGTATGCTGTTAGCCCCAGAAAAATAAGAATGGCCAAAGCACTAATAACCATAGCAAAGACAGTACTACCAATAAAAATGTTAACAATACTTGCAATAATAATGGCAATAAGGCCAACAAACAGAAAACTGCCAAAATTATCAAGGCTCCTTTTAGTAAAGTATCCATAAAAACTCATTGTCCCAAAAAGTATGGCTGCGCCCATAAATGCAGATACGATTGATCCCATATTGTATACAGCGAAAATGACTGCAAAACTAAGACCCATCAATGCGGCAAAGCCATGCAATACTAGTTGTGCGCCTGTTCTTCCAATACCTGCATTGAAAAGAACAGGAGTTAAGAAAATAAACGCTAGCGGTGCAAAAATTGTTACCCACTTCATAAAGCCAGTAAAAAAGAATGCCATCAATTCCGGGCTAGTGCCTACTAAGTACGAAACAACCATACTAACAATGACTGCTAGTGTCATATGGTTGTATACTTTGAGCATAGAACTATTAATTTCTGATGCAGTTTTATATCCGAGAGATGTGTTAATGAACATGAATTTTCCTTTCTTTGGTAAAGTGAGGGGACTACTGCCCCCTCACCCTCGATAATATTAATATACTTTATCGCTCATGGTTTGATCGTTTGGTTTTTCATCACTTACTAATAAAATATCATTGTTATCTACTTTACGGATTACTTTCTCGCCTTCGGGAGTATCAATAGTGATACCACGTGTCCAGCGGCCGTGTGCTATCATAATATATTGACCTACTTCAATATCTTTTACTTTTGGTCCTATTGCGTATACCTTGCCCCAACGTGGCCTAATACCCGCACTTTTCATGTCATCATTCATAATAATGATACCACCATTACTGATACGTTCTGTGAATTCCATATCAGATACAATAATAGTATCGTTCAAAGGTATAAGTTTTTCTACTTTTACTTTATTGATAGTTGCCATAATTTATTATTTGGTATCTTTTGCTTTAATTTTTTCAATTTCTAGATCATCGTCTAATGACTCATCTAGTTCTAGTTCTTCAGCAGTCAAGTCAACTTTGTGTTCTGGCTTTGGTGCTGATTCTACTGGGCGCAGTGATTCCTGTCTCTTTTTAACAATATTGGCTGCACGATTAGTTACAGTCTTTTGGTATCCATCGCCAACCTTTTTTGTTACGGGAGTAATCACTCTACCCAATGCGTCAATAGTGTCTCCACGTGCATTGACATTCATGTTACCTACAGCACGTACCTTTTCATTCCTTGCGGCTAGTGCGGCCATATCAACAGTTTTTCCCATCGCAGTTCTATACTTTGCCATGTCTCTCTCCTATTTCAAGAATTCATCAATCGATAAATCATAGTACAAACTATTTATTCGATGGATACCTATCAGATATAAAACAAAACTACTGACACTTGAACCTCGACCTACACCCCAAACAATGTTATTTTGTCGCATAGTGTCAACAAGATACTTTAGATATTGCAAGAGAATGAACATCCCTCTTTCTTGGTACATGAGTAGTTCTTGACCTGCACGTTGTAGTTCCTCATCAGTTTTACACTGGTCTAGAATGTATTGTGCGATATCAAAATTTTTGTATTCTTCGGGTAAGAACCAATTACTTTTTAATTCATTGTCAAATTCTTCAATAGATTTGTCGCTGAGGGTGTAATTGATCAGATTGGGGATTTCAGTTAGTTCTAACCCATTGTCAAAGTTTATTGCACGGGTCGTTAGTACGTTTTTTAATTTGATATCAGGATCACGCATATACAGGTCGCACAAATCCTGTTCAGTGAATATTTGTTGACCATATATATCTGTAATCATAGATGTATGATAACACATTTCACACGTAAGTCAACTATAAAGGTAATTATTTTTTACCCTTTTCTTTCCACGATAGGCCTAAGTCTACCCAATGTGTGTCATCAAAGAGTTTGACGATGTTGGTTTTGTTTGTTGATGCTTCTGTGTTGTTTAAGCATATAGTGGGCTTGTTCCACCAGTAGTTGCCACCTAGTACGTTTTCAGCAACTTCAGATACCATAGTAAATCTTACGCCTTCACTCATGGTAGAACCTACAACTAGGTCGGTGACTCTCAATCTACCTTCCATAATTGCGTTGAGTTTTTGTAGGATCACCATTGATAAAATTTGATCATAAGGATCTTCAGGAAACTCGCAAATTTTCAAACCAGCGTTTTTATATTTTTCAATAACATCAGTTTCTTTACTGTTAATGAGAATTGAGTTTTGCAACACTGACATTAAAAAATGACTGGCTCTATCCATAGCAACATTTTGTTCTCGTATGCTGTCTGTCTCTACAAGAACCGATATGGTAAGATCATAAGAATTAATGTAAAATTTATCTTCAAAATGTACTGCGGTTTGAAAATAAAAATCTTTTTCTATTCTAGTGGTCATGACTTCTTATCAATATTAATCTGATTGTTAAGTTTCTGTTTAGCAAAAATCTCGTCCATTTTTTTTCTGTGCTGATTTCTATAACTTTCAATGACCATTTGAATCTGATGAATCAATGGACCATTGTTAGTTCTAAAAGCAAACGTTAACTTATTATTTAGACTTGTAATTGCTTCTTGCAATTCGTCCAAACTTTTTTCGGATAAATCGTTAATGAATGGATGTTCCATCGTTATTAAATTACCATGAACTCAAGTTGATACGTCTCCAAATGTCAGTACCAACATAAGATGTTGCAGTAGCATTAGCATTTGCTACAGTGCCTAAAGTTACGGCAGTTCCTGCAATGCCATTAACTCTAGTTCTACTAATTGTAATGTTGCCGGGTGTATTTCCGTCAGTAGTCTTAACATAATACACAGTGTTGGCTACTAAATTAGAGTTAGCAGTGTCTACGTTGCCAGAAAAAATGATAGGGGCATTAACTACTAAACTAGTAGTTGAATCTAGGGTAATGTTTCCGGATACGTTAGTTGCGGTCATTTCTCTAGCGTATGTTTGTGAATCAAATGTGTCTACGCACACATACATATATGCCGCAGGATTTGCAAACATATCTGACGTTGGGCTACTGTTTCCTGCTAAGTTGATATTTGCACCACCAACAGATGATGCAACAGTAAAGGTAGTGCTAGAAACAACATTACGTACATAGTAAGTAGTACCAATTGTAATGTTTCCTTCCATACTTGTGCCAGTAAACACTAATGGAAGATCAGGATATAACTGTGAAGTATTACCGGTAGTAAAATAGTCTGATGCATTAGTACTAGTAATTTCTAATTGACTAACTGATGGACCTACGGCAACTGCACCGGGTGAATCACCTTGCAAGCCTGTTGGAGGAACATCACGTGTAATAACTTGTGTTGACTGGAATGGTCTGTTTGTTGGCATTACACTGATCGTATTGCCGCAGTCTGTGGTAGTCAAATCAAGTTCAATGATTCCTACGTTTGCAGGTGCAGTAATAGTTGCTACGTTACCTACTTGAGTATAATTTTCAAGAATTGTGGTGCCGTAGTTATTGTTACTAGAAATACATGCATTAGGCAACTGAATCAATGAAGTTGCTACGTTAGCGTTAGGGATAGATAATCTTAGTGTAATAGTCTGTTCAGTATTAGTGGGAGCCCATCCACCAAATTGCAATGTCGTGTTACCTGAAATTGCACCGTACTGTACGTCTGCTCTACTTGCATCAACTAAGATTGTACCAGATAATGCATTACCTAAGTTAAATGTAGTGTGACGGAAACTTCTTACTGACGCATTGCTAATCAATGTATTAGCCATGTCATTGTTAAGCACTGTATCGGTTAGTGCTTGCTTTAATACTACTTTATTTTGTAGGTCAGTAATCTCGTTGGCAGCGGTATTTAGGTTGTTCCTAATCTGCGCAAAGTTATCCCTAAATCCCTGAGAACTATTGTTCTGACCGGGTACTGGGTAATTTGTATCGATTCCGTTTGTGTTAATTTGGCTCATAAGTCTCTATTCCGTAAATGTATTTAGTATTGTGTTCTGTCGGGTAAAATAGTTTCTCTTGGGAACAATACGTAAAAGTCTTTGCTGTCCAGTGGATTAGGAGTAGGACTTGCACTTGGTAACCCGGTCCAAGCAGGAGGACTGACGTTTTTATCATAGTTAAACGTTGTACTCTTGTCTACAGTAAATCTATCAATCTTAAAGTTGATAGTGTTCAATGTATAAGGAGTATTCAATATTGGATCTTTCCAATTGTTATTGATGTTGTTTTTGATCGTTTCAGCATAGCCTGGTAATGTATAACAGATAACCCAAGCAGGAGTGTAACCCAAAGTAGAACCATTAAGTTGCTGACTAGTCATCCATTTAGGCAATAGTCTAAAGTTATACTCTTGTCCTAACACTTGACCTACTCGTTCACGCATGTTAGGTAAACTATTTGGATAAAGCAATCTAGCATATCCAGGAGTCAAACTTGTGTAGAATTCTTGTCCGTTAGGTGCCTCTACATAACTAGTATAGATATCAGTTTCACTAGTATACCATGGTCCCAATTCTAATGGAATGAAACGTGGCCAAAAGATTTCTTCACTGATGCTGACACCTTGTGGATTAACTAAGTTATCAACAATTTGACTATAAACAACTTCATAAATGATTTCACCGGCATCATTTCTAGCAATCGCTGTTTTTAATTCGCCTAGTGTAATCTGTCTCCAATAGTGATTCTTTGTAATTGCCGCAACATACTCTTCAAAACTACTTGCATAGATTCCAAATGCATGTTCATAGACAATTGCATTTGCCTTTCCAAAGTATGGATCTGATGGTCTATATAGATAATCTTCAGGAATCAATGCAGTATTATCTAATAGTGTTGCTAATAGATTTCTATCACTGATGCTTGGTGTACATTTGATGTACAATGTATCTGTTGGTTGACCATATTCTTGATATACACTCAGTGTAAATGTGCGTGATGATTGCACAATAGGAAACTGCGGAGAGTATGCTTGAATTGTAAATGTAAAGTCACTAGTCTCATTAGGCGCCAAGAATGTATCAGTAGGTTGATATGCAACCACACCTGAAATTTCGCCGTTACTCAAAAGTGTTAAGTTAGGTGGTAACTGACCACTTACTAATCTGTATTGTAGTGCAACATCACTTGTTGCTTGAACTTTTGAAATACTAACAGTTCCGTTATCTACTGTGCCTAATGATGTTGGTGTGATCCATGTTATATCCCCTACAATATCATTTCTAATTCTAAATCCAAAGTTAAAGAATGGTGTAAAAATAGTATT